ACTAGGGTGTTGACTTTGCCTTTGTGGAAAAAGGCATCTAGTGTAGTTTATGATATGTTGGTTGGTCATGAGGTAGGACATGCGCTTTTTACTCCCAATAGATGGGATTTTAAAATTCCTAAACAGTTTGTAAATGTATGTGAGGATGTACGTATTGAGAAATTGATGAAGCGTAAATATCCTGGTATTGCTAAAACATTATATGTTGGATATAATGCATTACATGATGAAGATTTTTTTGATATAGATGGTGAAGATCTTACTACTTTTAATCTTGCTGATAGGATTAATCTATACTATAAGGTGGGTTCGTTCGTTGATTTGGATTTTGACCCTATTGAAAAGGAGATTGTCGATTTAGTTGGTGCTGCTGAAAGTTTTGATGATGTTTTGTATGCTGCTCAAGCTTTGTATGATTACTGTAAACAGCAGATAGAAGAACCCAAGGTTCCCTCTATAGAAAATAAGGATATTCCTCCTCCGGAGGAGCAAGGTAAAGAAACTTTTGAGGAGCAATTTTTTGATGATGGAGTTGAAGAAGAGGAAGAATTAGATTCTACAGATAATAGTTCTAGTGGTGATCTGGAAGTTATTACTGATACTGCTTTTGAGGAGGGGTCTCAGCAATTAAATGATCTCACAAATAATTTAGAGAGTGTATATGTTGAGATTCCTAAGGTAAATATCAATGCTATAATTGAATCTAATTTAGAAATTCATTCTACCTTAGAAGAAAGTTGGAAAGATCAACTTTTTCCTTATACTGATTCTTCAATAGCAGATTTTAGTTTCTGTGATTCTCATTATGAGCAATTTAAAAGTTCTGCTCAAAAAGAAGTTAATTATTTGGTAAAGGAATTTGAATGTAAGAAAGCATCTGACAGTTATGCTCGTGCTACTACAGACCGTACTGGGGTTCTCGATACAACGAATCTTCAAACATATAGATTTAATGAAGACCTTTTTAAGAGAGTTACTGTCCTTCCGGATGGTAAGAGTCATGGACTTATTTTCATTTTAGATTGGTCTGGATCTATGGGAACTGTTTTAGAAGATACTGTGAAGCAATTATATAATCTTGTTTGGTTCTGTAGTAAGGTTCAAATTCCTTTTGATGTTTATGCATTCACTGATGGTTATGGTCAATGGAAACATAAGGATGAATTGCCTCTTCCTAGGATGAAAAAGGAAGAAGGTAAATTGTATGTTAATGATCAATTCTCATTGATGAATATTTTTACTAGTAAAGTAAGTAGAAATATATTAGAAAAGCAAATGAAATCTTTTTGGAGGGTGACTTTTTATTTGAGTCATATGAGGATGATGCCTAAGTATGATATTCCTCTTCAGTATAGATTATCTGGAACACCTTTAAATGAATCTTTGATCGCTTTGCATCAAATTATCCCTCAATTTAAAAAAGAAAATAGGGTGCAGAAAGTTCAATGCGTTATTTTAACTGATGGAGAATCAAATGCACTGCCTTACCATAAGATAGTACAACGTTATTGGGAGGATGAACCTTATATGGGATGTAGGAATATTAGTCCTCATCATACCTACCTTCGTAATCGTAAAACTGGACATACTTATCAATTTGGATATAAGTATTGGGAGTTTAGTGAGGTTCTTTTGGAGGATTTAAAGGAAACTTTTTCTGATACTAATTTTATTGGTATTAGATTACTTTCTAGTGGAGATTTTGGAAAATTTGTGAGGAGATATAATCCTTTTATTAGTGATAATAAAATGAGACAAGCGAGAAAGAATAAGTCTTATATTATTAATAATAGTGGATATCATTCTTATTTTGGTATTCTATCTTCTTCTCTTTTTAATGATGAATCATTTGAAGTGGAAGAAGATGCACCTAAAGCAAAGATTAAGAGTGCATTCATCAAATCTTTGAAGAATAAGCAACTAAATAAAAAGATATTAGGAGAATTTATAGAGCTGGTAACCTAAAATGGAAGATTGGACAGTTTGTCCTTATTGTGAAAGGTCGGATAGATTATGCTCCGAGATACTCAGTATAGAATCTGCTTATGCTCGAGATGATTGTAGAAAAAGACATCGTGCACAGACACCTGACAAAGTGTCCTATTATGGTGTTTATTATAATGATATAGATTAGAATATTTTTAATTGAAAAGCACACATGGTAATGAGTATTGATAATATAGTTTCTTCCCTTGCAGATCTTTATGGTACTGAAGTAGTGGCTGCTGATATCCGTGCTTGGTGTTCTATGAATAGTGGTAATTATCAAACAGTGACTAAGAAAATAGAACAGTATAAAGTTGGACGTGGTAAGTGGAATCTAACTTATACAGAGAAACTTGAAAAAACTTATAATGCTCCTGCTGTTGTTCCTAATATAGAGCAAAATCTTATTCCTCAAAAAGATGATACCTTCATCAACTTTGGTCCTTTTAATGATATTAAGACCATTATCCAAACCAATTTGTTCTATCCTACATTCATTACTGGCCTTTCGGGCAATGGTAAAACGTTTGGTGTTGAACAAGCCTGTGCGCAACTTAGAAGGGAACTGATTCGTGTCAACATCACAATCGAAACCGACGAAGACGACCTTGTTGGTGGGTTTCGCCTTATTGATGGTAACACTGTATGGCATAATGGACCAGTTATCGAAGCACTGGAAAGGGGAGCTATCCTCCTTTTAGATGAGATTGATTTAGCATCCAATAAAATTCTTTGCTTGCAACCTATTCTTGAGGGTAAAGGTATTTTCCTCAAGAAGATAGGTAGGTTTGTTCATCCTGTTCCTGGATTTAATGTTATTGCTACTGCCAATACAAAAGGAAAAGGTTCAGAAGATGGTAGATTCATTGGTACTAACATACTTAATGAGGCATTCCTGGAGAGATTTCCTGTAACTTTTGAGCAGAATTATCCATCACCTTCCGTGGAGACTAAGATTTTAGGAAAAGTCGCTTCTTCTTTAAAGATAGATGATAAAGATTTTTGCAAGCGTTTGGTAGATTGGGGTGACATTATTCGTAAAACATTCTATGATGGAGGTATTGATGAGATTATTAGCACTAGGCGTCTTGTTCATATTCTATGTGCTTATTCCATTTTTGGCGATAAGATGAAAGCAATTCAAGTTTGTGTAAATCGATTTGATGATGAGACTAAACAAGCATTCCTTGAACTTTATGACAAGGTAGATGCAACAGTTCAACTTCCGGTTGACCAAGAATAGGAGGGGTGGTAGAATATGGCATGGTGGTTAACTTATGAGGAACTTTATGGAAACATGGACAAGGAGTATCCAATTATGAATAAAAATGATGATGACGTTGTAATTTTAGGTGGAACTGATGAAGGTAATGTTGCTGGAGAAGATAGTATAGATTTCAATCAGGGTTGGTGGGAAGGTGATGGAGTCAGTGTGACTGGAAATCCATTTGGAAACCCATTTACTTCTGCAGCTGCAGATACTCTTAACATTACTGGATCTAGAGTTCCTGGAGCAATGGGTGAGGACCATATTAATTTTGATATGGGTGCTGCCAATACTGCTTATGATGATGCTAAGTACTATGCTACATACAAACCCCAACCTAACTTTAAGAGATCATCAGCTCAAAAATACAAAGAAAATGTAGGCATTAAAGATCTTAAAGATTATATCTCTTCTACTTACCAGGGACATTATACAAATGACAGTTCAGACGTACAGACATTGGATCTTATCCAATCCGTTGGTGATGCTGAATCTTTTTGTCGTTCTAATGCAATCAAATACTTGAGTCGGTATGATAAGAAGGGACAAGCAAAACGTGATATACTAAAAGCAATGCATTATTGTCTATTGCTATATTACTTCAGTGGCAACACAAACGATGAAATTACGACCCGTGGTTATGAAACTTTCTGATAAAACTATTCTCCTCCTCAAGAACTTCTCTTCTATTAATCAATCTATTCTTTTTAAACAGGGGAATAAATTGCGTTCTATTAGTGTAATGAAGAATATTCTTGCTGAGGCAACAATTGATGAAGATCTACCTAAAGATTTTGGTATCTATGATTTGAATCAATTTCTTAATGGTCTTTCATTGCATCAAAGTCCAGAATTGGATTTTACTAATGAACAGTATGTGGTGATTAAAGAAGGAAAGATGCGTTCTAAGTACTTCTTTGCAGATCCTTCTGTAATTATATCTCCGCCAGATAAGGAGATTACACTGCCTTCTGAAGATGTATCTTTTATTCTTGCTAGTCAGCAATTGGAGAAATTGAAGAAAGCAGCATCTATTTATCAACTCCCAGATATCTCTGCTATTGGAGAGAATGGTGTGGTAAAGTTAGTTGCTAGAGATAAGAAGAATGATACTTCTAATGATTTTTGTATTGTAGTGGGGGAAACAGATAAAAACTTTGTTTTTAACTTTAAGGAAGAGAATTTGAAGATTATTCCTGGTACATATGATGTAATTGTTTCTTCTAAACTTCTATCTAAATTTACTAGTCAGAATTATGCGTTAACTTATTACATTGCATTAGAACCCGACTCTACATTTGAATAATTATGGCACTCTACAAAGTAGAAGATACTGAATTTGAGAGTTGGACAGAAGCACAAGATGAAGCTGTCCGACTATTAGAAGAAGGTGAGGAAACTGTTGAGGTTTTAATATGGAGCGATAAACATAATGGGTGGGGAATGCTACAAGAATTGAATTTGGAACGGGGTATTGAACCTAAAAAAGGGTGCTATAATACTCAGGTCCTTGCACCATATTATTGGAA